CGGATAACCTGGATGGAGACAGAAAGAATGAACGCGTCGAGAAGGCTGGAGATGGGCTTGAGCACAGAGATGTGCTTGGAAAGCGAACGGTTCCAGACGAGACGAAGAATGAAAGTACTGACAAGAATGTTAAGAGCGAAGATGAGAAGCTCGGTAATCATCTCGGATCGAGACTTGGCGTGAGTGACCTCGTGAAGCATTTTATTACATACTGATATTTTTTTCTGGACCAATTACAAATGAAAGCCCTTCCCCTGAGTGGTTCAGAAAATAGGTTTACGAACAGGAGGTGGTCGACATCAAAGGGTATTGGGAATAATAATTGTTATGCCTATGCTGTGGGTGACTATGAGGCATATAGGTGGCAAAAATCTATCCCAGGTGACCGTTCGGGTCTTTCTAATGGTCATCACACATATACTCACTGCACCGGACTTCCGAAGCGCGTTATTTCCGATAACCCCAAAAGGATATACAAAGTTTCAGCGAATGAAAAATGTAAAAGGGGGTATTTCAAGGTCATGATGTTTGTTTCTCCTGGGAGACCTATGAACTATATCCGACAAGGGGATTTCCACTTTTACAAGCAACATGGGACGGTTGAATATAAAATCAAACCCGGGGATACTATCAAAGCTGTAGCCAAATTCTTTAAAGTTCCTGAATCAAGAGTAAAGAGGGGTGGTCAGTTTAAGGTTGGTAAACGTATCATTTTTAAGGCCAACGTTTTCAGTCACAAGCGGGGTTGGGCGACCGGCCCACTTCTCACTGATGCTAGAGGTGACGCTATCACAGACCCTCGTACAGCTTCGAGGGACTATCCGGGTCTCAACTACAAAAAGTATTGTAGCTCATTCTGTGTCAAAAACACTGGAATCAAAGTCGGTAAGACTCATCCCAAGGTCCGTTAAGATACTCTCGATATCTTCTTCTTGTTCCACATCAAAATTAATGTCAAATAGATCTAAAACGTCAAATATAGACCCCTCATCCAAGGACACAGAATTCGCCGTTGCTGTGTAATTGTTTTGTATAGTGACTGTAATTTTAAATTGTGAAGCATCGAAAACTTTCCTGCATGTTGGACACGTATTCTTACCTTGATTTTTCCATTCCTGTAGACAGTGGGAATGAAACATATGTCCGCATCGAAGTGGAGGATTTATCCTCGTACACTTGACTTCACCGAGACATATGGCACATGTTGACATTCTACAAGATGGTATTAAAGTTTTTTCGTGGATTTAGCTCAGTTAGTAAATACCGGGCAGTTTGAGAAGAGGTTTATCACATGTATTGCAAGGACCCTTACCCTGCTCCGCCTCTTGTATCTTAGTGACGAGCTGGGGTCCCTGCTTCTGGAGAAGCTGGCGGTAGGAGTAATTATCCTCGAAAGAAATTCCATTTTGCTTCATGACATAATTGTTAAAGAGCTGGGCTGACGAGTTTATGGTGAAACACCGACCATCGGCCATACCAAGTCGCTGCGACATATTGTTAATATACACTTAGAAATTAAATCTCATAAAGGGGATTATGTACTTCACAGAGGCTCACAGGATTCCCAGCGCTTTTCGGCGTCCGTCGTGTAGCACCAGATTGTGTCTGTACCGTCTGGGTTGCGGCAGTAGTTGTGACCCCCAACACCCTTCTCTCCAAGTACCTTTGTGTGTGTATGAGGAGACTGACTGGTCCAGCGCTGACACGTCTTACCGGAGACGGTCTTCGTCTGACATCCGCGGTAATCAGCACCCTTTTCTCCACTCAGAGTCTCATCACACACGCGCCCACCGACGGGGTCACAGTATTCCCAGCGCTTGTCTGAGTCCGTTGTGTAGCACCATATTGTGTCATCACCACCACCGGGGTTGCGACAGTAGTTGTGGTCCCCGATACCCTTCTTCCCAACTTCAACTGTGTGTCCGTGAGGAGTCTGAATGTTCCATTTCTGACACGTCTTACCGGAGACGGTCTTCGTTTGGCAACCACGGTAGCCTCCATCGTTTTTTCCAGTCAGGGTCTCGTCACACGTTTCCCCGGCACTTGGTCCAGCACTTGGTCCAGCACCAGCTCCAGCTCCTGTGTCTGGGTCTTCTTCACCACCCATCATAGTAGAAGCTATACTGGAACTAATACAACACATACTGAGTACCCCAAAAGCGGCTACTATTTTAGGATCCATCGTTTATTATTACAATTATACTAGAATTTAATTTGTCTATTGGTGACTGTTCTCATCCAAGAATTGAATCCTTTTTCCCTCAGTACTTTGATGAACGGTTCACATTTATATCCCAAATAAATGTTAAATACATCAGTTTCTTCTGTATGTGATACCCTGATTTCGGGTTTCTCATTTATATGGTTGTTGATGATGTTGTAGGCGAACGCAATCTCCTTGAGGGTCTCCGCCCCTGTGATGATAATCTTACCGGTACTGAAGATACTGCATGTAATCTCCTTCATATCCTCTGAAGGTTTGAACTTGATCTTCACAGCGGAATACCTGTCTGGTTCAAAAGAAACCTTGAAAATGTCGTCGTACTCCTCGAACCAGTTCGAGACGAGATGGAGGTTGATGTTGTAGTTGAGGCTGAAGTTAGAGTTTATCATGACCACACGGAATGAATCCGTGGGAACTTCGATTTTCAAACCCAAAAAAGTTTTGAAAATATGAATGAGCTGTGTGATGATACGTTTGCAATCGAAGAGATCGCAGCATCCAGCCACTTGGATCGAACCATTGGGAAATACCTTTACAGACTTGGTGCTGTAGGTATCATGGTATGTTAGGGTCACTTGGTTATAAAACGTTGTGGGTTTGAGTTTCCACTCAAACCCCTCCGTCTTGGTACCCACACGGTGCATCTTATACGAACCAATTTCTTCGAATAAACCTCGAAGTCGCTTTATATCAATCTGCTGGATAAAGCTCGACACCATAGTGATTGTCGTAATCTTTACCCATGAGGGTCGGGTCTCGTCGGGAAGAGCTTTTCGTATCTCATCGAGGGTGAGGAGATACGAAAAACTATTATTTGCAATAGTTGAGTACATTTTTGGACATACTTTTTACATTGTGGGTGGTTCACTTAGGTGTTTAAAGATGAGACTCTCCATTTAAGTACATGACCTCTTTCCTTAAATCTGCAAAGCATGTTTTTGATGTGGAGTCTGATCTCTCTTATGTTGAGATTGTCTATGACCGGTACATAAGGAACAAGGGATATTCGACCTTCACAGATTACCTCAATACAGAGCCTTTCGCTGATTGGGTATCATTAGAGTCTGGTAATCACTCAATTGTTTACGAGAAGTTTCTTGATACAATGGTTAAGAAGACTCTAGAGGTGAGACAGCGTATGGCTGAACTGTCACTCGAAAGTTTCTTAACTTACGACCAGGATATTCGTAAGTATGTGCGTGTAGCCCACGCAGTTAAGATTCTAGATCCAACATTCCAGCCACCTCGTATTAATATGGAGAGTGCTTGGCAAGTGGAGTTTATTAAAAAGTTTTGTAAGAAATCAATAATAGATTCAATTCAAGAATGTAAAAAGAAGTCCCGTCTCAAGTATTTCTTCAACGTACTAAAATTAATAGAATTAGAGCAATAAGAATAGAAATGACAATTAATTGAGTTGTCGTATTTTTACGCTCAACACCAACAACAACTGGTTCCCTCTCCCTGCCACATCCTAGACCATAATCGATGTTACGTCGAGGTTGTACATTTCTGTCTATACGGCAAGGCTGTTTCTCAGGTTTGCATAGTCCAACTGTGCAAAAAACACTTTTACCAGTGGGTGGGATACCTCCACTTTTAGGAACTTCTTGAAAATCTTCAAAATTACCCGTCTGTCTCACACCCCCTGGAAGGGAGAAATCGTGTTGGACAAATGGGTTGATGTCATCAATGGCAGCTTGATCATTAAGCATAAACTCACTCATTATTGTTATTACTTCAGATTATATTTCTTGTCCACCATCTTGATTTTATGTTCATCCCACATCTTGTCTAAATCGACATTTAGCATATGTGCCAATTGAAAGAGATAACTGAACACATC